GATTTGCCATCACCGCCAGCGCCGTGAATCATCACCGTGCCCGGGCAAGGCAGCAGATCAGGAATCAGGTACTCAAACTTGAGATCTTTTTCCAGCAGTTTGCTCATGGCCATCTCATCGTCTTGCTGCTCAAACTGCATCTGCGCAATCAACAACCGCTCTAGCGCCCCGGCATCGCGGTAACCAGCTTCCAGCGCCAAGACATTCATCTTGTGCGCCATCTCCGCCGGATTTTCTAACTCCTGGAGCGCCTTGGCCCGCTTAATGACCTCCTCGTAGTCGAGATGGACAGCTTGGATGCGCTGGACTTTCGAGGCTTCCACCTCTTCCAAGGTCTTACGGCTCGACTCCCGAAACCGCTGGCGCTCAGCGTCGTACTGGTCCGCCAGGTAGATGAGCGAACCCAGCCCTTTATTGCCAGCCCGACCAGCCCGCTTAAGGATGTGCGGCCACTTGGACTCACAGGGATTGCCATCAGCCCATTCCTGCTCAAAGGCTGGATCTTCACAACTCCAGGCAGCCCAGAGCATCAAGCCCTTTTCGTTGGGCAGCGACTCAGCAACCATTGCCCCCACAGACCACCAGTAGTCCTCAGTCCCTCTCCCCAGGTGAGGCAGAACAGAAAGGCAGTCCTGCACAAGCTCAAACAGCTCGTCTTCTGTGCGCCCGCTGAAATCCAAACCTTTGCGGTTTTTAATCAGCCCCTGTGCTGGCGCGTCAGCGTCTTTAGCGGCCCGCATTTCAGCCAGCAGCCAGTCCGGCGCCTCAGGCACAACATCAAGGCTCCCCTGGAGCGTGTAGAAGCCCTTAGGAGCCTTTCCGTCGCTACTTCCGGGGTATTCCCCCGAGATGACCCCTTGCATCCCCCACAGGACCTCGTAGCCGGCTCCTGTGACCTTTCCGCTAATGCCTTTGACCTTGGAACGCTGGTCTTCTGGCACGCGAAAGATAAATTTCGCCGCGTTTTTCTTGGTCGAAGTAACACGCGGAGCACCATCCAAGGTGTTCCCCCAACGCTTTTGAAGCGTGGACAAGTTTGCGTCTACGTCAAGAATGACGAGACCGTCGCTGCGGATGCCTGTAAATAGGCCGACGGCCTTAAAAACGGCAGGCTTCTGCTGGATCAGCAGGGCAACGTCAGCCGGCGACAGCACCGCATGGTGCGCTTTTTCGTAAGGGGCCTTGCCGGTAGAAACATCCCCGTGCTTCCCAAAGACCTGTCCCTTGGCGTAGATGGGCGCATAAGCCGGACCTACGGGCAGCTGGTTCACAAACGCCAGCAGCTCTTGCGTCTTATTAGACACGTTGTTAGACTCCTACAGGAATGTTCGAATTGCGCCCCGGCTGCCCTACGCGGCTGGGGCGTTTTCCAATGCTAGACAGCTCGTCAAGACCGTGTTAGTGTTTTACACGTTGCCCCCAGGGCGACCACACCAGACACCTACACGACCATGGGTTTCCTTTCAAAGCAAGCATCAGCAACCGTTTCCAGCTCCGGCACCGGCGGCGGCTACCTCCAAGTTTCCAAGCTCGCCGATGGTGGCTCCGTCCGCTTCGCCCTTCTCAGTGACGAGCCTCTGGAGTTCTACGAGTGCTGGGGCACCGACGGATCTAGCACCAAGCCTTTCCGCTTCGACTTCGAGCCCACCCCCGAAGACGTGGCAACCGAGATGGGTGACTTCGAGCCCCGTGAAGGCCGTGGCGGTCCCGGCACCATCGACATCAAATTTGCCATCGCCGTCCCTGTGTACTCATATGACAGCGGGAGGGTGCAGGTGCTGTCTCTGACGCAGAAATCCATCCTCAAGGAGCTGGACCAGATCAGTCAGATGGAGGACTATGACGACCTGCTGGCTTGGGATTTCAATCTCAGCAAGAAGGGCTCCGGTCTTACCACTGAATACACCTTGCGTCCTGTTCCTCGTAAGAAAGGCGTTCAAGAGCACATCGACGCGGCTTGGTTGGAAGCAAAAGCTGAAGGCTTCGACATCGGGCGCCTTTTAACAGGCGGCAATCCCTTCAAAGCCTAAGAAGCTAAAGTTGAGGGGCAGCGAAGCGTCAACTTCCTGCCCCCGACCAACCGCTCTACCGGCTGATGGATCCAAAGTACAAGCCTTTACCGTCTCAAGAAAGGCTCTGGGACTTATTCGCGTTAAATCCCCTGACGGGAGAACTCTTTTGGAGAGTCCGTACTTCTGCCCGATGCAGACTTAACGCCCCGGCGGGGTGCGTGACTCGAAATGGATATGTGGTTCTTCGCATAGACGGGGGTATCTACCTTGCACACCGCCTGATACGGGCGTGGGTAGACGGTGTTGATCCAGGTCCATCCGTTATTGACCACTGGGACGGCAACCCAAACAACAACCACCCTTGGAATCTGCGGGTTTGTACCCAAAGTCAGAACATGGCCAATGTTCCTCACCGTGGCTGGTACGAGACTGCTTCAGGTAAATATGCAGCTCAGGTCAAGTTTCAAGGTAAACGCATTCACCTCGGGGAATTTGTCACTCCGTTAGAGGCATACACGGCGTATATCACCGCCAAGAAGCTGATTTTTGGCAAATTTGCTTGCCAAATAGCCGATTTGCATTTAAGGTAATTGTGGGAAAGAGTATCTGCGTGGCCTCCAACACACAAGACACCTTGGCTGGACTAAGGAAATGGAGGCTGGAGCAAGACAATTCAGGCCCCTTCCGGGTCTACCGAGACCAAAAAGGACAGATCTACCACTCTGTTACACACATCCTGAAGGAAACCAGCGATAAAACCGGGCTGGAGCGTTGGGTTGCTCGCCTCGGCGCTGCCGAGGCTTCACAACAAAGAGATGTAGCGGCAAACCGGGGCAACATGGCCCACTCTCAGGCGGAATACCTACTGAAGACCTCCATGCAGCTGGCGCGATCCACTGCAAACAAGCGCAACGCCATTCGCTGGGACGAACAGGGCCTGGCGCGAATCCCGGCCCCCATCACCCAATGGGCACTCAAGCGAGTCCGCCCAAATGTCCCCCGAGTTGGCTGGAGCGCAGCAGGCTACGCCCGAGGTTTAAGCGACTGGATCGCCGAGAATGTCACCGAGGTCTTCGCCTCGGAATTTTCCATTCACCACCCGGCCGGGTTTGCTGGAACATGTGACGCCCTGGTGGGCATGAAAAACAATGCGCTGGTGCTGGCTGACTGGAAGACCAGCGTGGGACGCAAGACCAACGACGAAGACCGTCTCCCCAAGGGCCATTCATACATCGACCAGTGCGGTGCCTACTCCCTAGGCCTCAAGTACCTCACCGGCCTAGAACCGACTGGAGCAGCCATCGTGTTGGCACGCCGCTGCGGCAAGCCCAACGTCCACTACATGACCCAGGACGAGTTGATTGAGGCCGAAGATTCATTCCTGGCGCGAGTGGTGACGTATTTCGAGAACTTAGAGATTCCCATTCAGGCATAAACCACAAAATCGCCATTCATACCGCCTAAATCCCATTCATAGTGTGTAAGAAAATCGCCATTCATAGCGATGGCTGGAGCAATGCTGGTACTTGCCGGGGTCTTCATCGGCCTCTATGGGCTGCTGGTGCTACTTGGCGATCGGGAACCGGATGGCACTGTGCGAGAGAGTATCAGTGTGAGACGCAAGAATCTCACCCGGAAGGACTGAGAAGCCCCACCACAAGGGCAGGGCTGGAGCTTCAGAGTTCCTGCAGCCGGACGGTGGCGATCCCGTCAAGCGGTACCCCCAGCCGGTGAGCAGCTGCAGCGGATAGATCGATGCTGGAGCAATCGCAACGGTCGGTGATCGGCACGGTGAGGGTTCTGCCCTGGTGCGAAATGCGGACTCGGGTCCCGCACGGCAACCACGGGTGAGCGGCAGAAATGCCGCCCCAATGGCGGTAGGTTTGGCCGCAGTAAGTGGTGCGACCGTCAAACCAGGGATGGTAGACAGTCGCGGTTACCTGGCGGGCATCGGCTGGGGCGCTTAAGCAGCAGGCCAGCCACAGGAGAAGGGTCCGTTTCATACCCCGAACATCTCCGCGAAAAGATCAGCGGGCTCCGGCGGCTGGGGCAGCCTGGAGCGCATGGCACAAGCCCACGCCTTGCGGGTGTAGGTGTATGGGGTGTAAGTGTTGTCATCCGGGCAGTAGCTAAGCCCGGTCAGCTGGAGCGTGTCCCCGATCTGGAGAGCGTTCTGTAGGTGTTGCATGATCAGGAAGATTTGCGTGATGGCTGGCGCTTGCCGGCATCGCTGCGGGTCTTCCGGGTGGAACCCTTGGCCGCTTTGACGCGTGTGGCTGGCGCTTTTTCGGTTTGGCGCGTTAAAAGTCTCGTAGCTTGTGGAAAAAGTCCGGCGGGGATGTCGGCGCCACGGTTGACGCGCTGGCAATCCCGCCAGTAGGGCACAAGCTCCCGCCACAGCTGGAGCGGTCCCTCCTTGCCGTGCATCTGGTGGAGCGTCAGCAAGTCTTGCCAGTCGCTCGCCTTGACGGTTGACCGTTCGATGGCCCAGCGCAAGTCTCTGAGCTGGCGCTTCTCCAGCCGGATCTGCTCGCGCTCAGCTTCTCGGGCTTCTCGCTGGAGCCCCTTTGTCGACCACTGGCCGCCGGTCACTTGCTGGCCCTACCGGAGACTTCCCAGACGTAGCGGCCAGCTTCGCTGAACATCGGAGCCGATACCAGCTGCACACTGTCCCATTGCTGGTACAGCTTGAATTGATAGCGGTTGGCCTGCTGGATCGTTTCCAGCGCTCGCGCTATTTGCATGTTCCCTAAGGGTTGGGTGAACTGTTAAACACTACCACGGCCGCGCAACCCTGCCCGCCAGGTTACTAAGTGTAACAGGACCACGGGTTAGGGCTGGGGCTGCTGGCAGACTGGCGGAAGTCACCTAGGCGAACCCTGCCATGGCACAAACAACCCCCAAGGCTCACCCTTTGCTGGAGCGTGTTGACAGACTGGCCAGCTGCGAGGGTCACTGGCTGCTCATCAGAGACGGCGAACCCGAGACCGATTGCGGCCACCAGTGGCACCAAACCCCAGAGGCTCACCTAGAAACCTGTTTAGCTGAGCGCTGGCGCGGCGTCTCGCTGGGGTTCGCTCCTTCCTATTGCGGCTATAGCGACTACAGCCGCACCGGCCTAGTCGGCCTGTCAAACTATCGCGTCATGACAGACACGGCCAGCACCCCAGACCCTAACGGCGCCGTGCTGGAGATCGGCTACGGATGGAACGGTCGCGGCGTCGTGCTGGATCTGCGCTACGTCACAGAGGATCAGCTGGAAACGATCGAGGGCCTGGAAAGTTACCCGCTGATCAGTGAAGACGATCACAGCCAGCTGGAATGCGAGGGTATTGAAGCGGACTGGGGCCGGGAATCTATCGCCGATAGGGTGCGCACCCTTCAACAGCTGGGGCTCTGTATCTTTGCTGCCCGTGACGATTCGGCACCCTGGCGCGACGGGTTCGACCGTCTCCGGGAGTCGATCCTAGAAACTCTTAACGAGTACCCCACGGCGCTGACTTGACGGCTGGTGCGTGCTGGCTGTATTGTTTCACAAGAGCAAACCCTACCTAGGCTCGAACCATGGCACAACCCGACTACTGCGACGCGGCCCGTGAGCTGGAGCTCTGGACTAACAACACCGAAGCATGGATTAAGCCAGCCTGGCGCACGCTCGGCAAGTTCCACAAGGCCGGGACCTACAGCAAGGATCGCGCCATTGCGTATCTGGATCGTTACGTTTTGATCCCTGCCGCTAAGCAGTACCGGCTGGAATTTGGCGGGGTGCGCGATCGCTGGGACGTGTGGTTCCCGAAGGCTTGCCGGCTTGCCGCTGCCGAGTCCATCGCTGACGGCATGGTGGCCGAGTTCCGGCTGGGCAATTACTGGGACTAACTGGCGCTGCCCACCGATCACGCGGCCCGGCCTAGTTGCCGGGCTTTTTTGCTGCGCTCGCTTCGCTCGCTCGCAAGTTACAGCCTAAGATTGAACCAAACGGCCAGGGATTCTAACAATGTCGGACAGTCCGGAAGCTATCAACGAAGCGCCGGAAGTTGCGGCGGACGATGTAGAGAAGACAAGACCCTACGGCCGCCGCAACCCGGACGCATGGATTGAGGAGCGGCAACGCCGTCTATTTCTTAAGCAGCTGAGCGGCCAGAGTGCCCGAGCTTTGGTGTATGAACACGCGACACGTGAAGGCGTGAGCGTAAGTACCGCCTGGCGCGACTATGCCGTTGTTCAGAGCTGGAATGAGACGGACTGGCAAGCCGAAAGGGACAAAACGGTCTCACGGATCCAACAGATGAGACTGCGCTGCATCGATGGCGCGATCCGGGCTAAGCAGTTCGGCACCGCTCAGCTGTTGCTGCGAGATCTCGGCGCTGTGGTTGGCGAGGTGTCTCCCGAGATGCTGGCGCAGACGCAAGCCCCAAGCCTGTCGATCGTGGTGGAAGACAAGCGGAACGGTACCGCCCAGGAGTAGTACACCTGAACCACTACCCCCAGGTAGACATTGCGGGCCGGACGCCTACCAGCTGGAGCGGTTGCGAGATTTTCGGCGAGTCTTGCCTGCTGGCTTTCTAGTGTGTAAGATTAGAGAGCCTTCAGACCACTACTGCCGTGCTAAAACCCGCCGCCTTTGCTGCTTTCGGGCTTGCCGCTGTCACTACTGCGCCCGCCGTTGCGCTGGCGCTCGTGCTGACTGGGGCCGCTGCCCTTGCCGCTGATCACTACCGCTAGGGCCGGTCCCCTTACACACAAGAAAGGCCCGCCTTGCGCGGGCCAGGAGGGAGAGGGCGGCCCCCGCCGATCAGTACAGGTCGGAGGGCTTGATCGGATGGCCGCAGCAGTCGACGCACTGGAACCCGAGGGCTTCGATGGTTCCAATGATTCCCGGAACTAGCGTCTTCGTGCCGTTCAGCGCACAGAGGTTAGTTGCGGCTTCGTTGGTCGGGTACGCACGGACCTGACCGAAGGTCTCCCGCAGCGTGAACGTGGCTTGGACCATTTGGGGACGGTTTCCCTAACACTCCCTAAGTGTAACACGACACCGCTCCCGACCGGGGGAGTGTTGCAAAAATTAACGATAGGATCGGTGCCCTAGGAACCTACTGATATAACCCCAATTCCTTCTTCTGTTACACACCCGGGGGAGGGGTTCGAAATCCTGTAATACCCTAGAGGGTACCCGTCTACTACAGAATGACCCAAGCAGCTGGAACGCTGAACCTGAGATACGCACAAGGGCAGGTATTCAGCAGCCGCAAACGCTTCAGAGTGCTAGTAGCGGGTAGACGTTTCGGAAAAAGCTACCTGTCATGTATCGAATTGCTGCGTGGGGCGATCGAAAGGCCGGGCGAAACATTCTTTTATGCCGCCCCTACATACCGGATGGCGAAAGACATTGCCTGGAAGGTGATGAAAAAGCTGGTCCCGAAAGCCTGGATCAAGAGCAAGAACGAAACGGACCTGAAGATCGAGCTGGTGAACGGCTCAACGATCGAACTGAAGGGCACTGAAAACGCAATGGCATTGCGCGGCCGCAGTTTGGCTGGCGTGGTGTTGGACGAAGCCGCCTTCATGTCCAGCGAAGTCTGGTTCGAGGTGATCCGCCCCGCTTTAGCGGACAAACAGGGCTGGGCACTGTTCATTTCCACGCCGGACGGCACGGCTAGCTGGTTCTACGAACTTTGGCAATACGCCGACAGCGGCGATTCCGACTGGAGCCGCTGGCAATTCACAACGATTGACGGCGACAACGTCCCCCCGGAAGAAATCGAAGCCGCCCGAGGCCAACTCGACGCCCGCACATTCCGCCAAGAATTTGAAGCCAGCTTCGAAAATCTTTCGGGCCTAGTGGCAGTCAGCTTCAGCGACGAAAACATAAGCACCGAAGCCGAAGACATCAGCGTCCTCCCCGTCCTGCTTGGAGTGGACTTCAACGTGGACCCGATGTCAGGCATCTGCGCCGTCCGCAAAGACGACACCCTCTACGTCTTCGACGAAATCATGCTGACTGGTGGTGCCACCACCTGGGATTTCGCGGAAGAAGTCACCCGCCGTTTCGGCGTGGAGCGTCGAATCATTGCTTGCCCAGACCCTACGGGTGGCGCCCGCAAAACCAGCGGCGTGGGTCTAACCGACCACAACATCCTGCGCCGCAGCGGCTTCAACGTCTCCAGCCCCAAAGCCCCCTGGAAAATCCGCGACAAGATCACTTGCGTCAACACCGCCCTCCTCGATGCAACTGGAGCCCGCCGCACCTTCATCCACCCGCGCTGCAAGGAGCTAATCAAGTCTCTGCGCACCCTGACCTACGCCCCCGGCACAGGTTTACCCAACAAAAACCTTGGCGTTGACCACGCCTTCGACGCCTTTGGCTACATGTGTCTCCAACAATTCAACTTGGCAAAGCACGGCGTCCTCGGCCAAACCTCCTATCGCCTGTATTAAGACACCTAGACTGCAGAAAATCGCTGGTGCCATGCCTCTTAAGCGCGGTTATTCCCAAAAAACCATCTCCGAAAACATTCGGATGCTGGTGAAAGAGGGCTATGACCAAAAGCAGGCAGCTGCTATTGCTTACGAGACAGCCCGCAAAGCGAAAAAAGCCGCCTCCAAGAGGAAAAAGTAGTTATGGCCGCCAAAAAGAAGGGTTTATACGCAAATATCGCCGCCAAGCGCAAGCGCATTGAGGCTGGCTCGGGCGAAAAAATGCGTAAACCCGGCACTCCCGGCGCCCCAACTGCCAAAGCCTTCAAAGAAGCGGCCAAGACCGCCAAAAAACGGAGGAAGTAATGGCTCTCACCATCTCACGCGGCACCAACCTGGTGGAACACCACCAGTCCACCCCACTAACTGCGGTAAATCAAACCTTCGAAGTCCACGCCGACAGCAGCGAATTTACCTTCGCCGCCGTCGTAACAGGCGGCGCCAACTTCACACTGTCCTTCGAGGCCAACTACAACGGCGGCAACACCTGGTTCGAGCTAGATAGCAGCAAAACTATCAACTCCAACGGCCAATACGCCTATTTTTATACCGGCAAACCCGCAAACAAAGTGCGTATGCGTATTGCTTCCATCAGCTCTGGCACGCCTAGTGTTGTTCCGATTGTTGCTGTTGCGTATCACGGCTAATGATCGAAACAGTCAGCGGCGGTTGCGTCCACATCGAAATTGACGCCGAGGAGGGCACAACCACCGCCACATTTGTATTTGCCACCCCAAACGAACCCGCAATCCTCGGCGCCTTCGTCTCTAAGCTGGCGCAAGGCGTCGAAGTCCTAATCCCCATCGAAGAGGAGGAAGAAGATGACGATTGAATACCGAGGCGAGAAATTTGACGGCTACAACAAACCCAAGCGCACCCCAAAACACCCCACTAAATCACACGTAGTTCTCGCAAAAGAGGGCGACGAAGTAAAACTAATCCGTTTCGGCCAGCAGGGCGTCAGCGGCAGCCCCAAGCGCACTGGAGAGTCCGACGCGGATAAGAAACGGCGTGAATCCTTCAAAGCACGCCATGCAGCTAACATTAAAAAAGGAAAGATGTCGGCTGCCTACTGGGCTGACCGCACCAAATGGTGACTAAATGACTTACGCAGTCCCCGGCCGCATCCGCACTCATCTCGTTAGTTCCACCTATATGGGCGGCACTGACAACCCCTTCACGCGCACCGCCGCCGTGATGGAGCAGATGAAGGGCTGGGAAATAATGAAAGCCGTAACGCTCGGCACCGAATACCTGCGCGAGAACAGCGAAGCCTTCCTCCCCCTAGAACCCCGCGAGGACTACACGGCCTACCTGGCACGAGTCAACCGCGCCGTCTTCTCGCCTTACACGCAGCGTCTGATCCGCGCCGCCGCCGGTTTAATCCTGCGCAAACCGATCACCCTCATCGGCGACCCCTACTGGAACGAGGTCTTCTCCAAGAACGTTGACGGCTGCGGTTCCGATCTGGACGAATATGCCCGCCGCAGTCTGATCTGCGCATTGACCTACGGCCACAGCCACACACTGGTCGATTTCCCCGCACCAACTGGTGCCCGCAGCCTTGCCGAAGAACGCGCCCTAAACCGCCGCCCCTACTGGATCGAAATCGACCCCAGCAACATCTATGGCTGGCGCTTGGACCGCGAGGTGAATTACGGAAACCTGGTTCAGGTAAGAATCGCCGAAAAGGCAGTACTGCCCGACGGCGAGTTCGGCGAAAAGGTATACGACCAAGTCCGTGTCATCGAACCCGGCCGATACCGCATCTACCGCCAAACCGAAACCAAGAAAGAGCAAGTCGGCGGCTTCCCCTATCCCAATGCCTTCGACGCCACCACCAGCACCTCCGACTACGACTTGGTGGAGTCGGGCGACTACAGCCTGGGCGAAATCCCCTTGGTGACGCTGTATTCAAACAAGACCGACACGATGACCAGCAAGCCCCCGCTGCTGGACATCGCTTATCTAAACCTGGCTCACTTCCAGCGCCAAGCCGACCTAATCCACAGCCTCCACATCGCATCCCAGCCAATGCTTGTTCTTGAGGGCTGGGACGACCAAACCAAGGACATGGCAGTAAGCGTGAACTACGCCATTGCCACCCAACCGGGCAACAAGGTCTACTACGTGGAGCCTGCTTCGAGCGCCTTCGAAGCCCAGACCAACGAAATCCGCGAATTGCAGCAGCAGATGGCGACGCTGGGCATCAGCACTCTGAGCCAGCAGAAATTTGTCGCGGAATCTGCCGACGCCCGCCGTCTCGACCGCGTAGACACCAACTCCATGCTTTCCATGGTTTCCATGGACCTGGAGCAAACCCTGCAAGGCGCCTTCAATCTGGCCGCCAATTACCTGCAACTGGAGCCCCCGGAAGTCAAGATCAGCCGCGACTTCGACATTGATCGCCTTATTGGCCAGGACATCACCGCACTGACTGCACTCTTCGGCCAAGGCGTACTGGACCGCGACGAGTTCCGCCAAATCCTGGTCCACGGTGAAATTCTTCCTACCGCCTCCGAATCCACTGCGGAGGAAGAACTACTGGAAAGCCCCGAACAAGAGGAACAAGAGGACGAATCCATGTAGTGCAGTAGAGTACTACTGCACTCTTTTCCTTTGTCATGGACAAGCACCTTGACAAAGTTCTGCAGCCTGACGGCACCTACAAGTGGGAACTTGTAGAGCTGCGTGCTGAGAACTTGTACGAGAAAGACAAGCCTGTGGCGCAACCTGCGCCGGAGCCACGCCCCAAGCGTCGCACCAAGGTTGAAGAGACCATTTCTGAATCTGCCGATTACGAGTTCTAAGTATGGAAGAGCAAGTCATCCAGGAATTTCCCGTGGAAACTCCTAACCAGCCCGTGGCTGGAGCCGACACCGCTCCCCAACCTGACCAATCAGCCCAGCTAAAAGCTGAGTACGAAAGTCAGATTGCTGCGTTGAAGAATCAAGCGGTCGAAGCCGAGGAAAAATTCCAAGGC